CCACAGTTTGTTGGGGTTTTTAGCCTTGCTTTGGTTGGTGCTTCTGCACCATTTGTACTTCAGCTTGTTCGTCCAATAGTAAAACAAGTAGTTACTAAGTTGACTAGAAAGAAAAAGTAACATTGTTACGATTTTAAAACATATACAAAGTGATGACACTTTAATGATAAACTATAAAAGCAATAACATTTACGAGGTTTTATGAAACTTTCCATGCAAAACAAGACAAGTCATCATCTTGAAGATAATGATGAATTTTACTTTGACAATGATATTCTGAACGATAAAGTTCATTTATTTTTCAAATCAAATCGCAATAGCGTTGATGAATATACAATAAGAGGTCATCAATTTTTAAATTCTTTTGAGCTTTCTATCAATACTTTAGGTATTGAGCATGACACAATGTTAAAAAAACTTGGCAATATTATTTTTGCAAGAATTAAACAGATTGAAAAAGATTTTGAGATGGTTCGTGACTACGAGGAATCCCATAAAAAGGAGGCAGTATGACCTCCCAAGTGCAAAATGCCCTCTCAACTATTTATGAGGGCATAGAATATTCTTTGGAATTTATTACACCAGAAAAGGCACAGTTTTATCTGACAAAAAACTTTGAAAACAACCGCAAGATTAGTAGAAATAATCTTGAAGAGTTAAAAAAAGAAATGAGAAATAGTCGTTTTATTTTATCTGATTCTGCTATTTGTTTTGATACAAATGGCACATTGGTTAATGGTCAGCATAGATTGATGGCTGTTGTTCAAACAGGAATGACCCAACCATTTCTTGTTGTTAAAAATATGCCTAGCAAATCTAAGCAAATAATGGATGTTGGTAAATCTAGGTGTATGTCTGATCGTATTACTGTTAGTGGTGTCAGGATTAGCAGGAGAGATTGTGCAACCATAAGACACGCTATGGCTGCTATAAATAGCACAACTGGTACTGAACAATACTCCAGACCATGCCATGATGCCATAGTTGCAGAAACTTATTTAAAACATAATCAGTTTCTTTATCTTATGGGTAAAGTTTGTCCTACTAATACAACTAGAGTTAGATCATTCTTTCTTGGAGCAGCATTAAAAATTTATGCTGAGATGACTTATAACGGTCAAATTACAAGGAACAAAAAGTATAACCATACAATGAATCCTAAAGAAAGAGCATTGCATTGGTTAAATATTGTCACTACAGGTATGGCAAGCCCTATTGATGGTATCGATAGAGATATTAAGCCACATGATAGAGCAGCACAGATTATTTTTACTAAATCCTGTGATAGCACTATCAAAAGATCATATTGGAATAGTGCTGAAGCCTTTGCTCTTGTTGTAAGGGCAGCCCATAATTTTATGATAGGTCTTGATACTCAGTATCTTAAAGTTCCCAAAGATGATCCTTTCAGAGATTTCATTGAGTTGCCATCAACCAATAAAATCATGACTATGACATCAAATTGATACTACAATGTTCTTAACTACTTTTAAACGATGAATGAAAATCTATCACGATTAACAGTTCAGATAACAAAACATCAACATAAATTGTTGAAATACCATGCTGGTCCAGGTACTTCTATCTCTTCTCTTGTAAGAAAAGCTTTGCAAGCTTACTTCGCTGATGCTGAAGAAGCTCTCAGAGAAAAATACTTTGAAGCAGCAGAGTATGAACAGTATGAAAAATACATGGCTGCACAACAGGCAGCAGGTATTGAAGAACCAGCAATAGCTGATGCAAGTTCTATCTTTTGATTTTCTGTTATACTAAATATGACCTTGGATGGGTCATCGCACACACTAAGATAGGTAAGATGGTTGAGAAGGTCTTACCTATTTTTTTTGTTTTGTTGTAAAATAAAAAAACCCTATTCGACATGGCGATGGATAGGGCGTCTAGGTAGGCAAGTCTAACCGTGCTTGTCTACTGCCTAAATTGATGTTAATGTGATATACAAGCATTGCTTACCTGACAGCCTCTACTCTAACGAGTAGGTAGTGAGCCCAGGGCCAATGCTTATTCTAATTTGTGAGTATGTGGGATAACTTGGTTTGGGGGAATGTTATAAACAATATCTTCACAGGTAACAGCACTAGGAGTATTAGGTTTGAAAGTAACACCTAATTTTGCCTGTTTTGCACATTGTTCCAAACGATATAAACTAATTTCCATTTTGGTTTTCTTTATCAGTAGTTTCTGAGCTTCTATATTTACTGCTGTTGCTTCGTGGCAAAGTGCTGGTGATTTACCTAACGGAATATTAAATTGTGCAGATATCCCATAATTTAAATTAAAATTTTCTTTTTCAAATCTAGGTGTTTCTTGAACGTATTTTATTTCTCCAGTATCCTCGTCATATATGTTTTGTTTAGTCACAGTTTCCCTAGGTAGAGAAAACGAATGTGCATCTGTTACATAAGGTGTAATTGTAAGGCTAGGAGAAGCACAGACTATGCCCTGACTCATCCTGTAGCTTGGCATTGAGCTTGGTGTAATCATGGTCGCATTGTTATTAACGACCCCCTGGGCGTTACTTGATGGGGATGCTACAGTTGTATTAGCCAAAACCCTTGCAGGGCAAAGGATTATAGCTATTGTCCAAATGTAGTTGTAACTTCTGAAGTTGTGGTTGTATTTATTTGACGAGTTATGGTTGTAACTGTATCTAGCCCTGGGGTAAGCAGTGTTTCTTGTAGAGAAAAGGCTGCTCCATCGTTTACGATTGACCACTGAGGTATAGCTTCTAAGTTTGGTGAAGTCCAACTAAAATTTACTCCCCCAACTGTTTGTTCATTCGTAGTCGTAGGAGTAGGGTTGATATATCCCGTTTCAGATTTGATATTATGTCCACTTGCTGAGTATGTATAACCAGTTTTGTATTGATGGCTTGTGATCGTTTCATTTATTACAGATTGACTTGTGCTGCTTTGAGTACTAGAACCACTTTTAAATTGTGGCACTACAGGAACAGCAAGGGTTCTTATAGGTAATACTAATAAAACCAGCAGCCAAAGTCTAGTCAATGGTAATAGTAACTTTAGTAGATCCTATGCAGCTAGTACCACTTCCTCCAGCAGTGCAAGTATGAATACCTGAACTTAACGAAGTAAGTGCAAGGTTTCCTGCTGTACCACCAGAAGCTACAGTTGTTGTTCCACCTAATACTGGTAATGCTGCGATACCCGAACTAGGAGTTACGGCAGATGGTGTAGCATCTCCCATAGTTACGGATTCGGTTTTTGAGAAGGCCGATCCACTTGTGGTCACACTCGTATCTGTTTGAATCATCGCTGGTACGCCATTAGTGAGGCTGCCAACATTGATCCCACCAATCTTTCCTGATGTTGTGGTATCTCCTATAGTTACAGATGGGGTGATATTATTTCCGCTTAAAGAGTAAGTTGTACCAACTTTTTGGGTCGTTACGAAGGGCATATCTACAGTGATTTGTGCAGAGGTGACAAATTCCTGTTTTATGTCGGCAAAAGCAGCAGACGGTACGAATAAAAGTAAAGCAAATAGTTTTTTCATTTGATACCTACTTTAGAGTTCTTGTTATCTACTATAGTATCTTTTTTCTTTTTTATCTGAAAACCTAGTGAAGCTGTGGAAGCTGAAAAAATCGAAGCTATGAATGTGGGATCAAAATCTACAATTTTTTTACCAGATGGTGGTTCATAGTATGAAAGGGATAAAAGTGTTGCCGACCATAAAAGTACGCAAACTTTAACAATGGTTTCAACTTTACTAGGCTCTTGATCTTCCATAAAAAGTTAAGATTCTTGTCTAATACTAGCAAATTAGCTATGTTTGAAAAGTAACACATAAAACCGATGGTAAAAATTTTAAAACCTATTCTTCTTATTTTTATTAAATCTAAAGCGATGAAGAGATTGATTGTGGATCTGCTAAAAGCAATAGCTAAACAAACAGATAATACAATAGACGATCAGGCAGTTGCTTTTATTGAATCTAGGATGTTCCCAGGTTCTACTACTAATCTTCAATGAAAATAACTAAATTTCTCAACATTGATATAGAACCAGCACCTCCAGAAATGGAATTAGAAGTTGAAATGCAATGTAGAGAAATTATGAAGGTAGATGATTTAGATAATTTAAAAAGATTTTGTACTCATCTTGTAAGAAAAAAATTTGACCAAGATATATTTATGGCATCTATACTTAATAGACTTATACAACTAGAAGCTAATGCTGTTGTAAAAGAAATTAGAAAAGAAAAACCTAGCAATCCCATTAAGAAGTTTTTTCATATTCATTAAGCTCTTCATCTGTAAAATCTCTAATTAATAATTTATCTATCTTATCTATTTCATAGTTGTATTTAAGAACAGCAGTTCTAATATGTTCTGTAACCCAATTACCTTTAGAAATTACTTGTGCTTTACCTCTTTCATTTATAAATATGTAATGATCTTGACCTTTCATTTGAACTTCTAAAAAGTTTTTTTCTAAATTTTTACGTCTTATTTTTTTTAGTTTGCGTAATTTTAAAATAGAGGGATTTGGACTTTTACTCATTTTTGATAACTAGAAGGAGGTGGTGTAAGCCAGTAGCGTACACCATTTATTATTTCAAAGTGAATATTTAAGTTTGGATCTTTAACTAAATATTTACTTTTAGATTTAGAAAGGTAACTCTTCATTTACCTCTCTTTCAAGCTTCTGTGGATTAATGTTGCCAAATACTCCGAACTGCCCATCCATCGCTTTAGAGTAGATTTGTACACATTGAGTTTTAACTTTCTCTTTTTTGTTGAAATCGTAGACTTCTCCATCTTTAGCTTTTTGATCTACTAGGTTTTGTAAATGATCTATGAAATGAGTAACAGAGTCAACTGGAATTGTGAGACTCAAGACCTGTTGGCCTTCGTTAAAACGATCATCACCTATAGACCATTTGATAGGTAATGGAAGTGCTGGATTAAATTGATTTTCAGCCATTGTTTTTAAAGAAATTAATTAATAAAGTTTTGAAAAATTGATTAGTAGAGACTTTGTTTTTTTTACAATAGTCTCTAACTTTAGCAGCAAGTTCGTCATTAGCTCTAACACTTAAAACATTAGTGTTATATTCTTTTCTACGTTCTTGCTTACGTCTAGTAAGTTCAGCTAATACTTCATCTCTAGCTCGTTGTACAAGTTCGTTTTGATTCATGCCTCCTCTGTATATCCATGACGATGATTTGGTATGCCTGTTTCATTAAGGAGGTGTTCAACTTTTAAATGTCTTTCAACTTCATTAACAAAATTGTCTTTCAACCATTCATGCAATGCTAGTCCTACAACAGAAGATAAAGTAACATCTGACAAATCAGATAATAATTGCACCATCTCATAATCTTGTTTTGTATGTGGGGTGCAAGTTAATCTTTCATTTTTATCCATTAGTTTCCTCCAGCTTTGAGATAGCGTGACTTAGAAACTCACCATGTCTAGCTTCTGTAATGAATCCTGTAACTCTAGGAACTTTGAACTCCTTAATAAAAGAAGCTGCAATTTCTTTAGCCTTATCAGGATTACTTTCATTTAATTTTTTAAGCTCAACCTGTATAAGATTCCTAGCCTCAGTAGTTATTGGAGGATTCTTTATGGCCTGTTCTGAAACAGGTGCAAGTTTTTGATTAGGCTTAGTAGGCGTTCTACTAGAACCTGGTTCAGTTGCAGGTGCTTGATTCAATGACATAGCATCATCATCTTCTTCAGAACCTATACCATAGGCAGCACCAAGAGCATATCTTCTGGTATATGTAATTGATATACCAAGATCGTGCATAACATTAAAACCTTTAAGTTCTTTCAGAGGTAATTTACTTTCAAGTTTTTCATCCTTGAAATATAAAGTAGTAGTAAGAACTGTAAGAACCTGATCTGTTCCTAAAGGTATATAGTCAAAAGTTTGGGTATGTGAAATACCTAATTCGGCTGCTGGTTGAATTGCTTTTAAAACATCTTCAAGAGTCGAATACTTCCGTTCAGTAGTTACATACTGATTGGTTTTTTTATCTTTTCTAGTTTCTTTTGCTGTACCTGTTCTATCAGCAGATTTAACTTTTGATTGAAAGATAG